AACCGGCGTGCCGGCCGGGATCGGCGCCGGCGGAGTGAACGAGCCGACGGCGCGCGCATAATCAGCGCCGGCCGACGTCGTCGACGAAATCTCGAGGCTTGCCGCGCCGACCTTGTGCTCGAGCGTCGAACGTGCAACCGTCACTCCCTCTTTTTCGGCATACCACGGTGCGATATCAGTCTCGAAATCGCCGTTCGGAACGAGGTTCGGAACCGCGAGCCCGGCATCCGTAAAGATTCGGGTTACGCGCGCCGACCATGATTCGACCGGCCAAACGCCGACGTCGCCGACAACGTATTGCGTCAGCGTCGCGAGCCGGCCGACGGCGATCGCCGTTAGCCGGTCGACGTCGAGCACGGCGTCAGTAACACGGCCGGTGAAGCGCGGCCGCGAACGCGCGCCGTCGGTCGCCGTGACGACGAACGACGCGCCGGTACGGAACGCTTTCACGAACCCACGGTCGACGTCGTGCAACGTCACTTGACACGTCGACGCCGTCGGCTCGTCGTTCACTCCGAGCCGGCCGACGTGAATCGTGACGTCGGCGAGCACGTCGGCGAGCGCGATCGCCACGCCGTCGATCACCAGCGAATCCGGCCATAGGCTCATCCGAACAGCCGACCTTGCCGGCGATCGTGCGCGTCGAGAATCCGGCGGATAGAGCGCGCCGTTCCCTCCGGGTCGACGGCGCCGTAAACGTTGACCGTGACGCCGGCGCCGGCCGTGACTCCGGCGCCGCGCGCCGACGGCGCCGGCGGATAGAAGTACGCCGGCGCGACGTTCACGCCCGGAATATGCGGCAACTTGATTTTCGGAACGTGAATCTTTCCGAGCCACTCGACGAGCGCGCGCACGGCGTCGATCGCCGCTTGCGCCCACCGCGCGACCGACTGAAACGCGCCGGCGACCCGGCCGACGGCGCCGGCGATCGCGTCGAACGCGAAATTGCCGGGTTTGAACGCCGACGTTATGAAATTGAACGCCGCGGCCGCGACGTCGTGCAGCTTGTCGAAATTCGTAACGATCGCGTAGACCGCGGCGCCGATCGGCCCGAACGCGAACAGCGCCAGTTTCCAATGCGCCGTAATCCAGTCGAACGCGAGCCCGGCCGCGTGTTTCAACGCCGTAAAGCCGTGCTCGAGCGCGACGGCCGCGGCTTTCACGGCGTTAAGCGCGCCGGCGACGACGGCCCGGAACGTTTCCGAATGCTTATAGGCGACGACGAGCGCGGCGCCTAACGCGACGAGCGCGATCACGACGAGCCCGATCGGGTTCGCGCTCATCGCAGCATTGAAAAGCCAAACGGCGCCGGTGTAGGCGACCGTCGCGGCTCGCGCGATCGCTTGCACGGCCGTCCAGATTTTGAGCGCGGCGTTTGCCGCGAGCACGGCGCCGGCGAGCCCGGCGACGACGCCGACGAGCACCTTAACCGCGCCGGTGTGCTGCGACGTGACGGCGAGCACCTTAAGCATTACGCGTTGCACGGTTTGATATGCCGGCAACAGCGATTGTCCGAGCTCCGCGCTCAGGTTTTCGGATTCCGCGGCCATAACCCTTTGCTGATTCGCAGCGCTATCCGCTGTTTTCGCGAAGTCGCCGTGCGCGTCCGACGTGTCGCGCATAACGATCGCGAGCGTCGCCGCGGCTTTCGCGTGCGCGTCCATCGCACCCTTGCCGGAATACAACCCTTGTTTTAGCGCTTCCTGTTTCAACCGCGCGTCGCTTAGGAACACGCCGAATTTGCGCAGCGGTTCGGATTCGCCGGCGAGCCCGGAACGCAGCGCGTCGAGTGTTTCCTCCGGGCTCGCGTTATTGAACGAAGCTAGATCGCCGGCGAGCTCGACGAGCTGTTTCGACATTCCCGCGGCGCGCGAGCGCGCGAAACCCATCGGAACGAGCATATTTCCGAACGTGCCGGCCGCCTCGAGCGCCGCGTTCTGCGATAGCCCGAACGCGTCGGCGAGCCCTTTCGACCATTGCACAACCCCTTTGCCGGCGACGCCGAACACGGCGCCGGTTTTGTTGACCTGCTCGTTCAGCGCGCCAGCCGCGTCGATCGCCTTTTTCGCGCCGACGCCGATCGCGGCCATAACAGCCGCGGCCGGCAACGCCGCGCGCTTCAACGCCGCGGTCGCCTTTTGCCCGGTCGTCATCGTTTTACCGAGCGACGAATTCAGCGCGCCGAACTCGCGCACCGCGGCGCCGGTGTCGGCGCCGACCTTAATCAGAATATTGCCGGGCCCGAACGCCACTAGACCAGCCCGGAACGCCTAAGGATCAGATACACGGCGCGCCGGTAAACGTCGATCGCGTCCGACTTCGCGAAACGGTCGACCGTCGGCGCGATCCAATAGCCGGCCGTCGAGCGCGCCACGGCGAAATGGTTGACGCCACCACCCGCGGCCGGCCCGTGCTCCGAACCCCACAAAAGTTTCGCCGCGATCGCACCGTGCCGGCCGACGCGCTTCGTTCCTCCGATCGACACGACCGGCAAACGGTCGGACTTGACGCGCATAGATTGCGCGACGCGCCGCGCGACCGGCGAGCTCGACGCTTCCGCGGCCGACCGCAATTTCGATAGCAGCCGGCGCGCGCATTCGCCGGCCGCGGCCCGGAGCTCGCGGTTCGTCACGCGCCGGAGCTCGAGCTCGAGCTCGCGCGTAGCGCCGATCGTTTCCCGCATCCCGATCATCTGCACCGTCAGGATCGGTTTCGTCACTTCCGGGCCCGTTCGTCGAGCACGGCGAGCGCGGTCGCGAGCTCGAGCTCGTCGAGCGCACGAATTTCGGCCGGTGTCCAGCCCGTCACGAACGCGAGCTCGATAACGAGTCGGCCGTAACTTCCGGCGGGAAAGGGTCGACGACGACCGAATCGAGCTCGAAATTATCGACCGTCTTACGCCAAGTCTCGAACCCCTCGTCGACGCCGGCGAGCGCGTGCAAAACGACGAGGTTCGAGAGCGTCGACGGCGCTTCCTCGAGCTTGAGACTGTAACCGTGCCGGTGCGCGTATTCCTCCCACGCGGCCGCGGCCGGCGCGCCACCGTCGACGTCGACGGTTCGACCGTCGGAATAGGTGATCTTGCCGACGAACCGAATCAAGCCGTCGCCTTTTCGCGTGCGCGGGTCGTCGTGCCGGTCGGATCGGTGCGAACCGGGTCGCCGATAACCGGCAACTCAAAATCGCTTGTGATCTGCACGCCGGCGTCGCCGCCGATCGTCGCCGGCCGAATCTGCACCGTGCCGGAATAAACGAGCCCGGCAACCGCCGTGATCGGCGTCCACTCGAACGGCACTTCGGCAAGCGCGTTATCCATCAGGTAATTGAGGAACGAAGCGGCGCCGAGCTCGAAATCTTGGATCGCCGAGCCGGTCAGCTTCCACGCGATCGTCGCCGTCGGCGACGGTTTCGGTTCGGCGAGCGTCGGCGTTCCGTCCTCGTCGGTAACGTCCGGCTCGAGCGCGACGTTCGCGATTTGGTAGGAGTGATCGCTCGTCGCGATCGTCAACGTTCCCGGCCCTAGCCGGGAATCCGTCAGCGCCGCGGGTGGCATCGTCATAACTAGGTTCCTCCGTTCGTGTCGGCGATTTGCACGGTTGCCAGCATCTCGACGGCCGGCAAAGGTTCGGCGTTCGGACTACCCGAAAACGAGCCCGGCCGGTACTCGTCGGATCGAAGCGAACGCGCGACGTCGTCGGCGAACGCATAGAGCCGGTCGACGGCGCGTTCCTCGTTCAACGGGTCGCCGGACACGACCGAAACCGGAACCGTAAAGGTCGCCGATCGTAGGCCGCGATGATCGAGCGTCGGCAACCCGACGAGCACGGCGACCGGCTGCGGAAAAAACGCGCCGGCGTCGCCGGTCGCTTCGATACCGTCGTCGGCCAGGAGCTCGAGCACGGCCGCGCGCGCGGCGACGGCGAGACTCGTCGACGACGCCGGCGCGCTCATACGGCGACCGGCCGGCGCCACCCGATCAACCGAAGAATTTCGGCGCGACGCGCGCCGAGCGCGTCATACAACGTTGTCTCGTCGCCGTAACCGGAGTAACCCGACGGCGCGTTACGGGTTTGCCAAAGCTGCGCGGCCCACATAACCGAGCCGCCGTGCACGTCGTCCGGCACCGTGGCCCGGCTTGTGTAGTCCAGGTCGGAACGCCGGCGCGCGACGGCCGCGCGAACCGCGGCCGTCGCAAGGTCGATCCGTCCGTCGTCGTCCGGGTACGGCGTATCGAGATACGTCGCGACTTCCTCCGGCGTCAACCAAGGTGCAGGTTCGGTCACGACGAGGAACGGCCCCTCGAGCTCGAGCTCGCCGGCGCGCCGGCCGCGGCCGGAACGATCGCGGCGAATTTCAGCAGCTCGCCGGGATAGTCCGTGTCGAACAGCCCTTCGCCGACGACGGCGAGCTCGACGTTCAGCGCGCCGATTGCGTTCGCCGTCAGCCGAACGGGTTCGGTCGTGCGCGCGTCGACGGCGCGCCGGGTCGCGAGGATCGTTTCGCCGGGCGGAAGCGTGCCCGACGTGATCGACGGAATGCCGGCAAACGACGTCGACAGCGACGAGCCGACGGCGCCACCCTGCGCGAGCGCGACGGAAAGCGCGCCGGTGTCGGCGAACTTCCCCCAAACGTCCGGCGCCATGATGATGAGCTCCGGCGCGCGCTGATTGCCGGAAGCGACGAAGAATTCGGCGATTGCGGCGCCCAACGTCGTCGCGACGCCCGGCGCCGCGGCGCCGAGCTCGCCGTACACTTTCGCTTCGACGTCGAGGTAGAAATCTTCGACCGCTTCGGCGTAAATCTCGTCGACGATCGAAGGGTCGGAGCGCTGCACGACGACCCACGGAATAGCGCCGGCCCAGTCCCAACGGATCACGGTCGCGGATTGAGAGTCGATCGTGACCGTGTTCGTCGTCGCGTCGGCGTTCACGTCGACGGCCCACGCGCCGTTCGGGGGAGTGACCCACTTCGGCTTGTTGACGAGCAAGCCGACGCCCGGAAGCGGCCGCGACCGGAACGCCTCGTACAACGGCCGTAGGATCGACTTGCCGCCGATCACGCTGCGTTCGTATGTCGGAGGAAGCAGCCCGGAAACGTCGGTCGAAACGCTTTCCGCGAGCGCCGCGCGGAGGATCGCGCCGGCGCCGGCGTCGCCGTGCTTCGCGCCGACCAGCGCGCGAACGAATTCGCCGGCGTTCAGCTCGAGCGCCGGCGTTCCGCGGGTTGCCATGAGGATCGCCGGCGCGTCGCCGGCGTGCTCCGTCGTCGGTTCCATTTTTTCGTTCCTTTCGTCGTCGTCGGCGTCGGCGAGCTCGTCGTCGTCGTGCTCGTCGTCGTCGCCGTCGACGTCGAGCTCCGTTTGTGCCGGGTTCGGTTGCGCCGGCGCCGGCTCGCCGTCGGCGAGCGTGTCGTCGTCCGGGTCGCGTTCCGCGGCGACCCGTTCGACCTGCGCGGATTCCCACGCGCCGATCGCGACGAGCGACGCTTCCCATAGCGTCGCGCGCGCCACGTTGATCACGCCGTCCGACGCTTCGCGGCCGTCGTCGACCTCGAAACCGATCGAGATACTGCCGCGCGAGCCGGTGCGAGCCTGCTCGAGCGCGCGATCGCCGTCCGGTGTCCGGTCGATACGCGCGCGAATCTGCGCGCCGTGCTCGCCGTCGACGAGCCGTTCGATAACGCCAACGGGCTCGTTCGTGTCGTGACCGAGCAGAAACGGCGTCGAGCGCCGCGCGCGCGTCAACGCGCCGGCCGCGAAACGGTAACGGCGACCACTAGGTGCGATCGGTTCCGAAACCTCGCCGTAAGGAACCGCGGTTCCTTCGATCAGCCGGCGCGACGTGTCGATCGCGGCGACTTCGATTTGCATTTGCAGCATCGTTAAACCCTTCCCGGCTCGAGTGTTGAAGTCGACGAGGAATCCGACGGAACGCCGACGAACGCGCGAGCCTCGTCGCGGGTAATCAAATCGGCCGCGTAGAGCTCGCGCGCATACTCCGCGGCCGCGGCCGGATCGGATCGGAGGAACGGTTGCACGTCGAACGCGACCGATTGACCGCGCGGCGTGACTCGAGGAAGCGACAACGTTGTTTCGATCGTGCGCAAATGCGGCGACACGGCGCCGGACACGAACACGGCGAGCTGCGACGTCAGGTTCGAGTAGAGCAGCGCCGACGCGTTTCCCGACGGGCTCGCGCCGATCATCGAAACCGGCACGTTGAACAGCCGCGTGCAATCGGTCGCCGCGATCGAGCGCGCTTCGACGAGCTGCAAATCGTGCGCGCTAATGTCGGTTCGTTCGTACTTGACGCCCTGCAAGAACGCGATCGCGTTCGCTTGCCGCGCCGTCTGAAAACTTGTAACGAGCTCGCGCGCTTCGTCGTCGCCGAGCTCCGTTCCCTCGTTTTGCAGCACGCCGGCCGGTAGCTCGACGTCAGCGAAGCGACGCGCGGCCGCTTCCGTCGCGAGCGCGTTCGCGATCGTCGTCGCGCCGGTGATGAGCACGCCGGGTTGCGGCGAATCGAAACGGATCACGAAGCGCGGGTCGACCGGGTCGCGGTCGCCGGCGATCTGATAGCCGCGCAAACGCTGATAGGGGCCCGTCGACGCGTCGACGAGCGGCACGACGTCGCCGAACGGAATCCAGCGCGCACGGATCGGATAACCCTCCGGGTTTTGTTCCGTGCTCGCACCGTCGAACGCGATCACGCGCCAGTAAGCGCGACCGTAGAACAGCAAGTCGTCGAGCGTGCCGCCTAACGTCGCCGGGAAAATCATGTCCGGATCGGGTTGCGTCAGCAACGGACCCGGCTCGAGCCGTTCGGTTCCACGGTACGCGTACAACGGCATTTGCACCGCGGCGCCGACGATCAGATTCCGGCACGCCGCGATCGCCGGCACCGTCAGCGCCGCGTCGCGCGACGCCGCGAGCGGCAGATTAATTTCGGCGACCTCGAGAACCGTTCCCGGCCGGGCAATAGCACGCGAGCCGCCGCGTGTTGACGCGCGCGCTTCCGCGATTTCGCGGCGCCGGCCGGGAATGATTCTCACGCCGTCGATCGTGCTCGAGCTCGAGCCCGGCGCGCAATCCTGCGAACGCGTAGACTCGCCGCGTGACGCCGGCCGAACACGCGGAACGAGCCGCGACCCTGCTCGCCGGGCTCGACACGCTCGAGCAGCGGCTCGAGGATATGAGCGACGAGGATCGGCTGCAAATGGTTGTGTCCGGCGGGTACACGCGCGCGAACCGGGATATGCATTACACGGTCGAGCTCGCGCACGCGCACGCGCTAACGGCGATCGCGCTCGAGCTCGCCGGCCGCGCCGCGCTCGTCGCATGAGCCCGTTACCGTTCACGGTCGTAACGCTCGTCGACGCCGACGGTTACGAATTCCCGATCCGGCTACCCGGTGTCTACCCGGACGCGCGCGAAAGCGACGTCGAATCCGCGCGCGCGATCGCCGGCGAGCAAGTGAAAAACCGGCAGATACGGCCGAACGGCGAGCTCCGGTTCGACCGGATCGAATACGTCGGCGAGCGAACCGCTTAGGCTCATTAAATCGCGGTTTTATGCGACCGCGGCGACGATCAGCGGCCGGCGTCGCGCTTCCGGCCGGAGCTCATGCCCGACGGCCCAAACGAGCGCGCGCGCGAGGAAGATCGGCCCGGCCGAATCGCGCGACGAAAGCGCCGTGCCGCGATCCGGCACGCTAACCGTCGCCGCGCTCAGAATTTGCGCGTCGAGCGCCGCGTTCGGTTCGTGCAGGATGCGAGCCTCCAGCGCCGCGGCGACCGTCGGCCCGTAGGCCGCGAACTGTTCGGCCATGCCGACTTTGATCGCCTTAACGCCGCGAAGCGAGCCCGGAACGTGTCCGACGAACGCCGGCGAATGCAGCAAGGTTAGACCGCGACGGGTCGCGGCGAGCTCGTCGAGCCGGGCCCAGAGCTCGCGGCGTGAACCGGCGACGCCGGCCGACACGCGCACGAAACCGTCGGCGCCGGCGACGGCGTGAACCCACCCGAACGGAAAGCCGGCGACGTGCGACTCGATCGCGACCGTGCCGGCCGGCGCCGGCGCGAGCTCGAGCTCCGTTCGCTCGCCGGCTCTCCACTGTGACGCCGACAACCACGCGCGCGCCGACCGAACCCACTGGTTGAGGTACTGGATGCGCCACGCGTTTTCCGGTGTCGTCGCGAACGCGTGCTCGAGCGCGTCGACACGGCCCGGCGACCAATGCGGCGACGCTAGGCGCCACGCTTCGCGGTCGCCGACGTCAGCTTCGGCCGGCGCCGACCACTCGAGGATGAGGATGCGCGCGGAATCCGGGTCGGTCGATTGTTCGATCGCCGCGGCGCGATCCTCCGCGAGCAACGTCGAGCCGCCGTCGCCGGCCGTGGAGACTAGAACGAGCTGCGGTGACGCGCGCTCGAGCATCGTCGGCGCGATCGCGCCGTCGACGACGTCGCGCGACGCGCGCCAAGCCTCATCGACGAACGCGAGCGAAACCGACCAGCCGACGCCACCGTCGAGCGTCGACGCCGCGAGCCGCCACGCGGAACCGTCGGCGAGCTCGATTGCCTCTTGCCCGTTCGCGCGCCGGACACGCGCGCCGATCGAATCCTCGAGCGCGATCGCGGCATCCTTCCAAATCATGCCGGCCGTCGAGCGGAGGTTCGCGACGTGCAGGATTAGCTGCGGCTCGCCGAACACGTCAGCGGCGCCGACACGCCACCCGCATAGGCCGCGCGCTAGAACCGACTTCCCCGATTGCCGGCTAACCGTGACGATCACGCGGCGCCAACGTAGCGACCCGTCGGCCCGATGCTCGAGGATGCGCTCGAGCGCGTAAGCCTGCCACGGCCGGAGCTCGTTTCCGAGGTACTCGCGAATCCAGCCGCGCGCTTCGGCACCGTATGAGCCGGTGACGTCGGCCGGCCGCGGCGTTTCGATCCGCGGAGGAACGAGCTCGACGGGCTCGCCGGCGACCCGACCGTTTCCCGGTGTTTGCAGGGGTTTCGGAGGGAGATAACCCGATGAC